GCACCAAAGCGAGTAAGGACACCGGCGCAGAGAACGCGGGAGCATAACCCGTGAACTACTGCACCACTAACGACCTGATAGACCGGTTTGGAGAGAGCGAGCTAATTGCCCTTTCTGACCGTGACAACACCGGCTCAGTAGATGCCCAGGTTGTTAGTGCGGCCATAGCGGATGCCAGCGCATTGATTGATGGCTATTTGGGCGGGCGTTATGCCCTGCCCCTTTCCGTTATACCGAGCGTGTTACCCAAGCTCTGCGGCGACATTGCCCGATTCAACCTATACGACAACGCCGTACCCGATGTAGTGCAAAAGCGCTACGACGCCGCCATTAACTTTTTAAAGTCAGTAGGCAAAGGTGAAGTGCGTTTGGGTTTAAGTGGTACCGAAGAGGTCGCCACCTCAGATGAAGCCATTGAAATGGTGAGTGGTGGCAGCGTGTGGAATCGTAACGATTCGAAGGGGTTTATATAGATGTTAACCCTGGTGAAAACACGCATTAAACCCATTTTTGACCAAGTCGGTGGAGCGGCCAATGTGCGCGAAGCCATGAGCAAGCCCATTCACCGCAACAGCGTAGCTTATGTGGTGCCAGTGAATGAGCGCCCCGCAGGTAATAGCCGAGACGTAGATATTGGCCAGCCACTACAAGAAACAGTGATCACGTTTGGGGTGGTCATTGGCATAAAAAGCATTAACGACGCTACTGGTGACAAAGCCCTGGTTCAACTGGAGCAATATCGCCAGAACCTGCGCAACAGTTTATACGGCTGGAAACCCTCTAGCGAATTTGAGCCAGTGTTACTTGGCGCTGGCGATCTGATTGGATTCGTGCCTCAGGGCTTGTGGTGGATAGACCGATTTAAAACGAACACCTGGTACCAAGGAGTTAACGGATGATCATAGTAACCAATAGCAGTGAACACCCCATTCGCCGTGCGGCAATCGACTTTGCGCCAGGCGAAAACAAGTTTAAAGACGGCGAACTCAGTGCCGGTAAGCAAGCGCAAATAAGCGCTCATTACCAGTTAAAAGTGGTGCACGTTGAAGACCGCCCAACTGAAACCACGGCTAAACAGGCCAAAGCGCTGGAGAAAAACGCATGAGTATTACCCCAGGTTACAAAGACAATCGCAAGTTCATCATGATGGCGTTGAAGCGCGCGCAAGACACCAAAGGTACCGACTACATTGCCAACGGTGCCACGCCGGTGGCCATTCTTACTACCGGCCTTGCCGTTAACCCGTATCAGAGCGAGCAAATCACCCGCGACCTGGACGATGGCCAGTCAGGTGGTCAACCGGCTATTCAAACTGGTGAACGTATTACCATTACTGCGCCTGTTGAGTGGGCTGGCTCTGGTGCTGCAACAACTCCAGCAGCTTGGAGTCCCCTCGTGCAACTCGCTGCGCGTGACGAAACCGTAAATGCCAGCGATGTTACCCATGAACGGATCTTAAGTGCTTCAAATGAACTTGACGGCACGGTGTACTTCTATTGGGAAGGCATGTGGCACATTCTCTTAGCCGGTAAAGCAAGTCTTTCTAAAGCCGGAAAGATTGGCGAACTCCCCAAAATCACTGTAGAGATTCAAGGTATCTACGGCGACACTGTGTCGGGTACACCTCCTACACCTAGCTTTGCAGCATTTCAAAAGCCGCTGCCATTCAGTAAAGCCAACACCACGTTTACGCTCGATGGTCAGGCACTCAACTTGTACGAGTACGAACTGGCCGACAACAACAGCATTGAGCACGACGAAGGCACCGAAGTTAATCAAATCTACATCGATGACTGGAGCGAAGAAGGCAAGTTCATTATTGAAGCACCGGCGCTATCTACTTTCGATCCATTTGCGCTAATCCGGGCAGGAGCAATCGTTCCTTTCGAACTCGTCCATGGCATTGCCGCTGGCGAAATTGTGAAGGACGCAAGCACCGGCATCCAATTACTTGGGATCCAGCCCTCACCGCAAAAAGGTAAGCAGTGCTGGGATATCAGCTTCCGGGTAATTCGTGGTAACGACAGCGTTTTAACCACTGCCTGATACAACGTGCCCCGCTGGGCGATAGCAACGGCTGACGGACGTTAAACAGCCAATTTAGTAAGCCAGGGACGGCTTCATTAAATGAGGTAACACATGGCTTTTACAGTCACAACAAACCGTAAAGTCGATTGGCCTGTTTCAATTGATTTACCAATCAACGGAGGCAAAACCGAAGTACATGAGTGCTCGATGACCTTCGAAATTCTGTCCCAGGACGAATACGACAAGCTGATGGGGAATGACGTAGTTTTTTGCGAACGGGTCGTCGTCGGCTTTGGCGCAGATATTCTGAATGAAAATGGCACCCCCCTACCGTATACCGACGAAAACAAATCAGCCCTTATTAAAAGCGCAGCTTATGTGCGCATGGGCGTGATAAACGCTTACCACGAAGCAGCAACAGGTATCACGTCAAAAAACTTAAAGGGGCGGCCAGGTTCTGGGCAAACGGGCCGCAAACCCCGCAAGCGGAAATAGATGAGCTGGTAAAGCAGATGCGGTCGATGCAAGCCAGCGAAGACCGTATTGAAGCTGAAATAGCACTTCTTAAGCCCGATGACCATTTTGAAGTGCTGCCTGAAAACATGGCAGCGATTGAATGGTTTATCAGTACAGATGATTTGTACATATGGAACGGCCCGGTATGTGTAGGCTTGGATGTAAAGGCAGTCAGGGACGACGCCATACTGTCAGGCCGGAAAACGACTCCGGACGACTATAACAAACTGCGGCTACTGGGACAGGTGTACGCAGACGAATTAACCAAAAAGATGCTACGAGCGAAGCATGACTGACATAGTAACCGGCATAAAATTGAAAGGTGACGCCAGCGGTTTGGTTGGTGAGTCAAAGCGTGCCCGTGACGAGCTGGGTCGTTTCGGTCCCGCAGCTAAACACGCCGGAGACTCTGCTCAACGCAGTAGCAGAAGAATAACGGCGATGAGTGCAGCTTCTGGCCAGCTCACGGCGACTATGCGTTCTATGCTTTCACCAGTTAACCTGCTTGCTGGAGGAATAGCGGGGCTGATTGCTACCATGGGTATTGCCGATGTTGTTCGTTTCTCAGATGAAATGAAGCAGCTCGACAACCAGTTGAAATTGATAACTGAAACCGAAAAAGAACGAATTAAGATCCAGTCGGATTTATTGAGGCTCTCTAACTCTACATATTCAGACTTGGGAGCAACAACCCAACTTTATGCTCGAATGCATAGAGCGACTAAAGATCTAAATATAAGTCAATCTGAATTATTGAGCGTGACGCGTGCAATAAACCAGTCATATGTTATCAGTGGAGCGTCTACTGCAGAGGCCGCTGGTTCAACACGCCAACTCGCACAAGCCTTAGCATCAGGAACATTTAGGGGTGACGAGTTTAATTCTGTCGCCGAACAAGCGCCTCGTTTAATGGAAGCTCTGCGCATTGAGCTTGGAAAAACCACGGGCGAATTGCGGAAAATGGCTGAGAACGGCGAACTTACCAGCGATAGATTAATTGCCGCCTTGATCAACCAATCAAACGTAATAAGTACCGAGTTCGGTAAAATGGCCCCGACAGCCAGCCAAGCCATGACAGTGGTAGGAAATAACTTCAAAACATTGGTTGCTCAGGTTAATTCATCAACCAGTGATTTTGGCGGTTTAACTTCCATGATTCTGGGTGTGGCTGACGCATTAGATGCAGTGAATCAGCGCATAGCTAGCGGGGAAATTACAACATACCTATCTGCATATGCCGATGCCTGGTCAGGATGGTCTGATGCTGTTTTTCAGTCTATCGACATCGCAGCAAGTGCAGTAAACCAATTCCCTTTGCAAGTACTCGCAGCAAAAGCTATAACCGAAGAAACGTTAGGATTTTTAGGCGAGGCATTCCGGTACTTCCCTCAAAACGTGAAGGCCCTGGTGCAAGCTCTTACGGTAGAGCTTGCAAATTTAGCCACCATTCGTGATGCATACATTTCACAGTACGCCAAAACACTAACAGCTGAATTATTCAGATTACTGAAAAAGGCTCGGGCTTACGCTTCAGAAATGTTAGATGTGCTCAACCCCTTCGATGGCGACACATTTAACTTAGACAGTGAGCTGGCGCAAATCGACACGTATTACGACCAGCTAACGGCGGGCTATGAAGGTACTGCCGACAGAAAAATAGAGGCATCAAAACGCGCCCGTGATGCCGCATTACTCGATATCTTCGACGAACGTGACGCCTCTATCGATTCAATGAATCGCCAGCTCGCCGCAGCGAAAGCGCTAGCAGCAGTTCGTTTACAAAAACCTGCCGCCAATGATCCTGAAGTTAACGACAATGTTGTACCTTTCAAACCTACCGACAAAACGTATACAGACGACGAACAAAACGCCTATTACGAAAAGCTAAAATTACGTTATGCAACGCAAGAAGAAGCGCTACGCATTAATGCCCAAAACGAAATGGCCATTATTGCAGAAGCGATGGAGCAGAAAAAAATAACCGAACAGCAAGGCTTGGACCTTATTTACGCTGCTCGGCAACAACACCTTTCCAAAATTCAAGCGCTAGAAACACAAAAAGCCAACTTAATTCTGGGCAGTGCCAGCCAAATATTTGATGGCCTTGCTGGTTTAGCTGGAACATTTGCAGGTGAACAATCAAAAGCCTACAAGGTATTGTTTGCTATCAGCAAAGGGTTTGCTATTGCCCAGGGTGTTATGAATCTTTCAACCGCAATCAGCAATGCCGCTGCGCTTCCATGGCCTGCCAATATTCCAGCAATGGCTACAGCTGCTGCAACTGGAGCAAGCTTAGTCGCTAATATCAAAGGCGTTACTCTGCAAGGCCAGGCGCATGGCGGTTTAGATCGTAACGTTCGCGAAGGCACGTGGTGGTTACGTAACGACGAAATGGTATTAAACCCTCAGCAACGCCGTAGCTTCGAAGGTCTGGTGGCAGCAAATGAAAGTGGCCAGTTAAGCCAGGAGCGAGGCCGCCAAATCAACTACAGCCCCAACATTACCATTGATGCCCGCAACGCAGTGCCAGGCATGGAGCTGCGTATTCAAGCAGAGGTAGAAGCCGCCCTACGGCAGTATCACGCTGAGTTGGAATCAGACTTTGCCAATGGTGGCCCATTGAGCCAGCGTTTAAATGGGTTAGCAGCATGACGGTATTAACATACGACTTTCCCAGCATTCCCATTAGCCGCTGCCTGTTTGAAGTGGTACCTGATACAGAAATGGAAATAAGCAAGGTATCGGGGCATGAGCATATTACCGAGAACTCAGGCGAACGCTGGGTTATTCAGTACTACTTTAAAGTGCTAACACTGGAAGAAGCCAAGCTGCTTAAACTGCATTTAAAGCACCTTCGAGGCTCGGTTAATAAATCGCGTTTGTTTGATCCGCTGTTTAAAGCCCAGGGCGGTACTTGGGGCGGCTCGCCGGTTATTGACGGCGCAGGCCAGTATGGTCTGTATGCAGACGTTCGCGGCTTTACCCCAAATCAGGTTGTTGCCGATGCGCTGGACCGCTGCATGATTGGTACCCAGTTAATGGAAATTGCAGCCCCAGCGTCTGCAGACGTGTCGGGCAATGCACGTTTGTACTTTACCAATGAGTTACGCCAGGCAACCACGGACGGTATGCCTGTAACCTCTTCACTTAATGCCCTGCGCTGCAGTGGCAGGTGGAAAGACCCCTCACAAATTCAGCAGCTCAGTGGCAATCGCCGCCTATACAAAAACCTTACCTTTGATTTTGTGGAGGCATTCGCATGATAGAACGTGTGATCACACCTACTATGGTTGCCGCCGCCAAAGCCAGCCCATCGCGCCTGTTGGCCTTTGCCGAAATAAATACGTCCAGTGGCTGGGT